AAAAGCGCGAGCGCCAGAAATGAAGCAAGGTTAGCTAGGAATAGGTACGCGTCGTTACGAAAAAATATGAACGAGAAAGAGCGGGAAACTAAAGAACGACTTAATAAATTAGAAAACGAAAAGCGTAATACTGAGAGAAAACTCAACAACGCTTCCGAAAAAATAAATAACATTTCCGCTGCTAAAAACAATGCTACATCAAAATTAAACACCGCTACAAAAAAGAAAAACTTACTCGAAGTGAAGTATAAAGCTGCCCGGGAACAAATAAATGAAGAAAAGAAATTAGCCAACGAAGCTGTCCAGGCTGCGAAGACTGCACAGTTATCCAATAATCAAACCGCGATAAACGAGGCGAAGCGAGCCAAAGAAACGGCGAATGCAAAGGTTGCTGAACTCGAACAGCAATTTACCACGATGAAACAACAATTCAACACTTCTCAAAGAGAAGTCACGAATATGAAGGAAAAGGCGAATAAAAAACGTAGAAATATGTTCGAGACTCTTCTCAATAACTTCAACGTTCCTATGAATAAACGTATGGAATATACAAAAAGATTTGAGCGAGGAAATCGTATAGGTGTGATAGCTAACGAACTCAAGGTTGAAGCCAAGAAAAAGAAAAACCTACTCGAAGGAAAATACAAGGCTGCACGTGAACAAATGAACACAAACGCAGCCAATCGTAAAAAATTACAAGAGAATCTCAACAAGAGTAAGCAAAATGTTAACATAAAAATCATAGCGGCAGCGAGAGAGGCTGGTAATCAGGCTCGTCGAGCGGCTGAAAATCAAGCGCAACAAAATATTAATCGAATCCAAAAGAATGCCGCGAATGAAAAGCGTACCTTAGAAAATAGCATAACAAACGCGAAACGGGAAGCAAATGAACTCCGAAATAGTACAAACGCTAAAATAGCAAACGCGAAACGGGAAGCTGAAGCGGCTGGTCGAGAAGCACAAAAAGCGAATAATACCGAAGAAATGAAAAAAGCTAATAACGCTAAGAGGAACGCTAACGCAAAGGTTGCCGCAATCGAGCAAGAAGCTAAGAACAAACGAAAGCGCATGCTCGAAAAACTTTTGAATCAATACAAGGTCACTAACAGACAGCCTTACATGAATAGATTTAATCAAGGAGAGCGTATAAGTGTGATAGCGGAAGAATTTAAAAAACAAGAAGCCAATAAAATTCAACAAAATAAGAATAACGCGTTACGGGAACAGAGAGAAAAGAATGCCGAAAATACAAAACAAAGGGAAAAGGAGATCAGGTTACAAACACTCAAAAAACTCAAGGCAAAGGGTTTACTCGTAGTTCACCCTAATAAAGGTGGGAGCAGTGAACTTTTCACACAGTTTAAGACTGAAATCGAGAAAGCTGAGAAAAAAGTTAAGCAAACCGGCAACGTTTCATCTAACGATTTAAAAACTTTACAAACTTTAATAAATAATGCACGTAACAAAAAGACTTCCAACGCACGTACAAAATTAAACGAGGCCCAAGCTAAAGCTAACGCTAACGCGCGAGCCGCGGAGCAACGTCTGGCGAACGAAAAAGCCAGTGCAGAGAAACGACTAACAAACCAGAAAGCCGCGGCTAATAAGGAAATGGCCGCCAGAAGAATTCAAAATGCGTTCCGCGCCAAGCAAGCTGCCGCGAAAGCCGAAGCTAACGCAGAAGCCAAGGCCAAAGCTAACGCAGAAGCTCGAGCCAAAGCTAACGCAGAAGCCAAGGCCAAAGCTAACGCAGAAGCTCGAGCCAAAGCTAACGCAGAAGCCAAGGCTGCCGCTAATAAAGCTGCAAAATTAGCGACATTATTAAATAGTTACAAAAACTTAACTAACGATGAAAAGGTGCGATTCACACGAAATGCTCAAACCAAAAACTTAAATAGTATTAAGAGAAACGTTATTCAACTTATTCGAAAAAAAGCAGCCAATAGAAAAGAGCAAGCTAATAAAGCTGCTGAGACCAAGGCTGTAGCAAACAGACAACGAGCATTTGATAATTTGTTAAAGAAATATCCCACTGCCACCAATGACAATAAAACTGAAGCGAGAGCCAGGTTCAATAAGCAAGCGAATATTTCGGCTTTAAAGGCATTTTTAAACATTCGCACGAGAACCAGGAAAGAGGCTGAGGAAAAGAAAAAGCTGACGAACAAGGCTGAAGCCGATAAAAGGTCGAAAGCAAAAGAACTTGAAAACCTATTCTCCAAATATGACACAATCATGGGAAATAATTCTGGTTGGCCAATTAGGAAAAAATTAGTCCGACAACAGTATAAAAAAGGTAAATCGTTGGCTGGTATCAAGGCTGAATTAAACGTGATGATTGAATTTAAAAAGAAAAAGCCGGTATACACGAACACGGGTTCGCCAGGACCCCAGAAAAAGATGCAGACAAACCCTATACCTCTCGTCCGTAATAATCCGTTATTTAACGTCAACCCCGAACAGTTTGGAAAATTTAAATCATTGGTTAGCCAAAAACAATTAGCGTTTATAAATCCAACGAAACGAAAGGGTATCGAGGGTCAATTAAACCAGGCATATAAGGAAAAAAGTCAAGAAAAATGGAATAAATCTGTGAAGGTATTAATCGATGCACAGAAAGAAGATAGAATATTAAGAAACGCTGCGGCCAAGAACAAGGTAAATAGTGCCTTAAAAGTAAGAAAAAATGCCATGTTACAAAATATTAAAAAACTAAATAAACCGGCACAGAACTCATTCGTGGGACGAATCCCGAAGGCGGATTCTGCAGGTCTGAATATGATACGCAAGGAAATAAACCAAGCTTTACGAAATAAACAGGAACAAAATAAACGTAAATTATTACCTAAGGCGAAATCGAATAAAAATCTAAAAAAACCGTTCAATAAATTAAGTAATAAAGCCGGGAAACCTAACATAAGTCAGAAATTTAGATCATATCAACTCGCACTTGCAGCGAGAGCGCAAAAACTAATTAAACAACAGGACAGGGAATTTGGAAAAGTGAGATCTTACGTTGGAAGTAAATGGAAAAGAATAATTGAACAAACGAGAACAGATCTGGGACTTCAAAGAATTGATGTATCTTTAAGGGCTCGTGAAGATATGGTAAAACAAATTAACGAGCTCCCCAACAAAATTAAAGAAGCTAAAAACCAAAAAATAAAAGAATTACGTTCCTATATAGTACCATATGGGCAAGATATTAGTTTATTTAAAGATAAATTGGCTGAAATAACGGGTAATATTTCAAAAATGAGATAAATTTCACAACCAAATCTAAAAATATTTTATAAACGAATAACTGGTTATGTTCGTCTATAAAATACAGTTGTTACATTAGAAAAAGTATTTAGAATCGGGTGTAATCTAAGGGAGTTTTGTTACCTGGAATCATCATATAGGTTTCGACGGTCGAAGCAGGTTGCTCCTCTTCTTCGGACTCCGGGGGAGTCTCCTCACCCGCAGTACCGTCAATATCAGATTGGTCTGTGTTCTGTAAGAACGCGACCGCCTCGTCCGCCGCGGATGGGGAGGGGGAGAGATCCGGCTTCTCGTCTTCTTCTTTCTTCCCTGTCAGCATCACTATCACGACAATGAGTATGATCAAAGAAACAACTCCGACACCGATCTTTAAACCATGTTTCTGCATAAATGTTCGGCTATTATTATAACTCATTTGTTTACTATATAAAAATAAAAAAAACCTAAGTGGAATTTTTTTAAAAAATTTGTAAGATGTTTTTTATAAAAGATTCTCCGATAACAAGAATGATTCTTAAACAAGATGTTTCAAATTTTTTTAAGAAATATCTCACTCATGAAATGTCGAACAAAGAAATCCAAACATGGTGTGAAGATAATGTAGGGGAGCTTGCCTACGTGTACTATAAATATTACGGCGCCGACCAATCGTGGGATGAGGCTGAAAAACTCATGTTTTTTGTAGAATCGACGTATGGTCGTGATGATCTGTGTAGTATTATAGAATCATTTGTAGATTGTCAATAGTTAAAGAAAATAGTTATATAATGTATATGTCTACTTGTGTGTCGTGTACTGAAGATTTTAATAAGACAAATCATTTAAAAGTGACGTGCCCCTTTTGTGACTTTGATGCCTGCAAAACCTGTCTACAAACATACATTTTATCGACTAGTAAAGACCCTCACTGTATGAATTGTAGACATGAATTTAATCGAGAATTTGTAGATTCTTTTTGTACCAGAGCCTTCAGAAACAAGACGTATAAAACACATAGAGAGAATATCCTCTTTGAACGCGAACAAGCGCGTTTACCTGAGACGCAACCTTATGTAGAGAGAACTCTACAGATACGATCTTTAAGACGAAGCTATTCATGGCTCATGCAGTTTCTAGAAATGGTGAAATTGTGTACTACTGATAATATCATAATTAGCTGTAGGCATTATCTCATAGAACTATTGCGTGAAATAATACATGATATAATTTTAGAAGCTAACGCGTTAAGTAGAACGGATCCAACCGTGTCGAGAACTATGCCAGTGTACACACAAGCGTGCTTATCCGAGAACTGTAGAGGATTTTTGGCTGACAATTACGTATGTGGAATATGTAAAAAGGAATTTTGTGAGAAGTGTCACGAAGAAAAACACGAAGGTCATGTCTGTGACCCCAACACAGTGAAGAGTATAAAATTGTTAAAGAAAGACACAAAACCGTGCCCTAAATGCAATACGATGATATATAAAATAGATGGATGTTCACAAATGTGGTGTACTGTGTGTCACACAACGTTCGATTTCAATACAGGAATGATAGAAACGGGAAGAATACACAATCCACATTACATAGAATATTTCAAAAGTAAAACGCGTGAACACGGTGACATTCCATGCGGGGGTCGTCCTAATTATCACGAATTAAGACGTAATAAGGCGCCAGAGTATATACTGAAAGCTTCGTTACTCTTGTCCCATATAGATCGAGAAATGTTTTATAGATTTAATTTCACCTACACAGATCATAAATATATGAGAGTACGATACTTATTAAACGAGATGAGTAAAGAAGATTTCAAATGTGAATTGCAGCGCCGAGATAAGTATAATGATAAGGTGACAGATATTCAAGAAATATATAGAATGGTGTTAGATACATTGGGAGATGCACTCAGACAATATATGGTCGACAGTTCGAGAGTAGATGAAATAGTAAAGGATATCAAGGGAATTATCGAATATTATAACATGGTAGCTCTAAAAATAAGAAAAAGGTACGTGGCACGTATACCTCACGATATTAAAATAGAGGTTTAAATTAATGGGAACGTTCGTGATAGTGATCGTATTGATGGCCCTTTTGATTTACACTTTTATGCGGAGATACAAGAGTCCTAAAGTACGTAAAGGGTTTGTCACACGCGAAGAATGTGATCACATCATGGAGGTTTCTAAACCCAGATTATCTAATTCAACGATAGGCGTCGACAAGAATGCCGACAATACCATCAGAATAAGTCAAACGGCGTGGTTAGATTATGAAGATAAGATAGTTCGCGATGTATCGGAACGATGCGCATCCTTATACGATAAAACGCTCGTCGAATGCGAATCGTTACAAACTCTGAAATACGAACCCGGCGGTTTTTATTCACCGCACCAAGACGTTTTACCATTGAAAAATCCCAGACGACATACGTGTATAATAGCTCTTAACGATGGCTACGTAGGTGGAGAAACAAACTTTCCGAATATGAATAAAAAATTCAAGCTCGAAAAAGGTGACGTTTTATGTTTCGATACACTAAATGGAATGGGTCGTATAACAGATCAGGCTCTTCATGGAGGTTTACCCATCGACGAAGGAGAAAAATGGATAGCAAATCTATGGATACATAAATATCCATATAGTATAACAGGATGATATCGTACGCTTTACTTTGTAAGCCTATAGCTAGCATAACACCGACTAAAACAGTTGTCAATACGCGAGAATGTAGAATTATACAAATCAAACCATCTGAAGATGAAGATGTGTTTCAATTTCAGATACTTGATGCACCACCTATAGCTGTTAACCAAGAAGACGATTAAGTTCGTTCCCATACCTGTACAAAATCACCTTTAGTTTTATTGAATCCACAGGTCTTTAATTTACCGTAAAGTTTTTCATAATCTACCCTATCCGGGTAATCTGTTTCGACTATGATCTTTTTTAATGGTTGTAAAGAAGGAGAAGAAGTAGATATATGATCTATCACTTGAGGTAAACATCCTTCACAATCGGCGACGATGGTGTTGAATTCTATGTCATATTTTCTCTGCAATTCATCATACGTCAAATTATCTATATCACATGTATCGTCGTTACATTCTACGGTGTATGTGGCGTAGTTATAGTCACCCTTAATTTTTTGTTTTGTGGGACCCACGGTTCCTACGAATACGTGTGCGTTGCCGTAGTTACACCCCTCCAAATTACTTTTTAAAGCGTTAGTCACCTTACTGTCAGGTTCGACGACGACACAGTCTCGTTCATCTTTTACGTTATCGAGTATTACCGCACTCACAGTTCCGTATCTAGCACCTAATTCTAAAACTTTATCACCTTCATGAATATACTCCGCGACCATATCTTGTTCCTGCTTTTCCACAGTTAAATGAGGAATCACCTTCCCATTTTCGTCTTTGAATGTACGATTTTTATCATATCCTGTAGAATAAAATGTGTAAATGCACAAAATAAGTAAAACTAAAAATATTGCATTCATCTAATATACTGTGATATTAAAAAAAAGGGTTTGTTAAATTGATCAATTTTCCATTATCTTTTGTTTTCATGAATATAACTTCGTCACATTCTCCACCCTTAATGATCATGACAGGTTCTCCGCATTCTGTACCAGGTGTTTTATGTCGATCACATGCGAGTTTCGTTCTCGCGGTGATATCCATGTTCTGGCTGTACCCTATAAAAGTTCTATCCACTTTTCCATTCTTATCTATGGATTCTACTGTAGCCTTTACAGAATATGCACCGTAATCCCACGCATTATTTGTATCAATGGGAGGTGGAGGGTGATCTAGTACAGCATTTCGACGCACTATGCGTTTTTTTATATTTAGAATCGGAGAAATTAAACCGTTTACTGCCGCAAACATTTAATAATATGTATCCGAGATTTTTTAAATTACTTTTTATTGACCATACTTTTCCGTGATATATGATTTAATTTCTGAATTATTATCTCCGTGAAGCTGAACTAATATATCTCCTCCGTATTTAGCTACCATCTTATGACGGTTTCGCTCGTGTTGTTCGGCGACATCATCCTTATTTTGACCGAGATATGGAACTGCATAACCATTTTCACACATCCATTGGTTTACATTGGTCCAGTTATCATCTTCACAAATCCAGACTTCCGCGAGAACTCGTCCGTATTTATCCCTCGGGTCGGATTCCGAACATCGAAGCTCTATGTCGATATCATCTTTTTCTGAAGCTACGGCTTTCATACACCATTCTTTGAGCACCTTTTTGGCCTGCTTACCAAAAACCTTTTCAATTTTATCCGAAGTTCTTGATTCGGGTGTGTCAATTCCCATGAGGCGAATGCGTTGTTTGGTACACACATCAAAACCTAGGTCAATAGCTACGTCGATGGTGTCCCCGTCGATGATACGACCAACGGAAGATACGCGGTACGTGAAGGGGCAACGTTCGGATTTATATGAAGACATATTGATTTAATTAGTATATAAAACTTTAATTACCATAATGTTGCTTTCCTATGAGTTGTTTAGTCGATTTATGTAATATAGTTGCATTCGTGCATAGAACTTTAACAAGATCGATTTTTTGCTCTTCAGAGAGATCAGCAAAATGTTCGTTAACATCGGTTCGCGCTTTCAGAAGAAATTCCAAAGCCGTGTCATAATCATCCTCGATGATTTTTTCCCACGAAGCTTCGATGATGTATTTTCCAGACATAACCAACTTAAAAAACTTGGTTTAATGTATAATATGGTAGTGTGTGTATATTCTTGTAACGACGTGTACAAGTACAAATTGGCAAAAACGCGTGAAAATGTTTTGAACGGTTTATACGAAAAACCTTTTGTGGAAAAACCTAAAAAAAAGTTTGACAATCCTCGACTTAGGTTTAGATTCCGAGAAGCGATCAAGGAAGCACATGAAATTTGTGATTCGACAAAGAATTCATATGAATGTGAGCTAGCATGGCACGAGGTTGACGAATTAGACGATGCCATGATGCGTCAAGGTCTTAAAGACTAGGATGTAGATTTAGAAATGGATATAGAAAAGATAGTAGATGAAATTTTTACAACACTAGGTCCGGGGTACAGTGAACGAGTGTATCACACAGCTGTGGAGGTGATGTTACGAGAACTTCACATTCCGTACGAGTCGGAACGTAATATTCAAATACCATTTAAAGGACATATCATCGGATACCTGCGAGCTGACATTATTATAGATAATTCTACAATTCTAGAGTTTAAAACGATAAAAACACTCAACGAAGCTGTTGAAATGCAAGGTTTAAATTACCTCAAACTCACAGGGTTGAAAACGGCGTACCTGATAAATTTTCCACCATTTCGTGGTGCTCGGGTGGAAGTTAAAAAAATTTGTATAGAAAACGATGATAAAGAAAAGATATCATAGTTTACCATGGAATCTACAATCTCAAAGCGCGGACCTCTAGTCGTGGAATATAACGGTCGATTATTCATAGAACACTGTTACATCATAACTGAAAAAAATATTGAAAACATGTTGGAAAAAATCAAAGATATACCGTACACGCGATTAGAGCAAACTACTGAAACTTCTTTTGAAATAAAAATTTAATTACCAAGGAATATTTTGTGGATTAAATCTACATGAATTTTTTAAAAAAATTACAAAGTCATTTAAATCTTTTTCTGTTTGTACCACATTCAAAACTTGTTCTACAAACAGATTATACCTATGATGATTACCGTCGTGTACCAACCTATTTTCACGTAAGTCTAATTTATGTTTACCTAAATGTGTAGGCATGAGAATCAAATTATTACTTGAATTCATATCGTAATTAAATTTTTTAACGGTCGGGTGCACCCTAAATTGTCTAGGAATCACGTGATGATCTTCAACCAAACCTTTGAGATTCCATCGTGTCTTGAAAAAATCCCTCGACACGGACCTGTATCTCATACTATACTAAATCATTTTTACATACATGATTGTGTATGTAAAAATGATCCCAACGGGGCTCGAACCCGCGACCTTGGCGTGCCTCATGTGAATACAATTTCACTCTGTATACTTAGTATAAGCACCACGCTCTAACCAACTGAGCTATAGGATCATGGGTCATACAATGTGATCGTAAAACGACCCTTACGTACAACCGTCGGCTCAATGAAGAGTCGAGCTATCTTATCCTTTCCTCGTGACGTACCTTTAAGTTCTTTTGTAGTTTTGTCCAATGTAGCTTCTGATCTAAAAACCTCAGTATTACTCGTATATTGTTCAACTCCATTCTTCGTGATCACCGTAATGTTATTCGGTGGTGATATCTGCGCACCTATAAAATCTGGATGCCTGTACATCCGTCTGAACATCACGCGCAAGATATATAACGCGGGTATTTTTATTGGGGAACGTCCTCGTTCAAAAAGGTGGTTGACGCTTCCGAATCAGCTGTATCTTCTTCATCCGCCGCTCCGGCTACGGAGCCGAAAGCGTTGTTTTGACCCCATATAGAGTAGTTTTGGGGAGGATTCCAGTCGGCCATCACCTCTTCACGAACCGACTGCCAATACAGAATCTCGTTGATTTTATCGATGTGGTATTGGATTTGTTGCATGTAATTGTTCACGTTCATATTATATCGTAGGTATAAATTCCCACTTAAGAGTCGCGCAAATACGTTTCCAGATAACGTCTTGTTGGTGAAGCTTCTCTTTGGATTTTAGCAAAGGGAAGTATTGAAGGTAAGAATCTTCCGAGAGAAGTTCACAGAATTTATACAAAACGAAAGAGTAACTTAGGAAGTTTTTGCGTTCTGCCGGACAATTGTCGTCAAAAGGTTTTTGGATCTCTTTAAACATTAACCGTAATCTTTCTTCAATCTCTATAGGCATTTTTGGTGGTTTTATTCCACTCAGTATATTTGTGATAAAAGGTACGTGTTCGTAGTACTTATTAAGCTTAAGTTTCTTGAGAAGTGATCGGACGCGTGCGTGAGTAATTTCAGATAGTGACTTAATTTTTATCTTTTTAAACTCATTCCTCAGTTCTTGTAAAACTTCGGGGGGAATGGTCGTCATCTCTTGTGCTTGGAATTGTGATAGCCATTCGTTAAAGTGATTATCTCGTTTATACGAATAGTTAATAATTTTTTCAGAAGTTTCTTGTTCTTCTTTGTATGTCAGTTCTTCACTTAACAAAACATCCAGGACCATACCACACCCGTCACACACCAAATCTGCAGAATCTCGTAAATGAAATAAATTACTCGTTTCACAGTTCGGACATCGATCTACCATTTTTTCAATCGGTCGATCTATGTTTATTTTTTCGACGTCGACAAGATAATCTACAAAAATATCCTTCTTACGCGCACCTGCTGTCTCCTTACAGTTGAATACGTTATTAGTATGTGTCTTTTGTATAGTTTCATCTGTATACTCTTTCATGTAAGGTAAACATTTTGATATGTAATGTGACATTTCGGTTTCGTATTCGGATTTATTTTCAGGATCATTCTCAATTTTCTCCATCCATTCATTTATTCGATTATTATACCGACTTAAAAAATTACCTTCCATTACAATAATGAATATTATACATAAGTTTTTAATTAACGTAATTTATTATTTTAAAGTGGTCACAAAAATTTTATCTAACAAACATGACTACAAAATTCAAACTAAGTGTATCGAATATTATGTTGATCACGATAAATCTAAAAAAACGGATGATCCGTTTTGGAAAAAGGAACTAAAGTATTTGACTAAGAAAAGT